CTTCATTTGCTGCACAATGAATTACTATCCATAAAAACCAAAACAGGCGATATGGTGCGCCTTAAGCTCAACACTTCACAGCGCAAACTATTCAGCAAAGTAAGAATGTTACGCGAGCAGAAGAAGCCTGTACGCATTTGGCTATTGAAATACCGGCAAGGCGGGATATCTACGGAGATCGAGGGACTCATCTATGCGCTTACTTCACAGCAGCCTAACCGCAACTCGCTTATCATGGCAGATGAGAAGGATAAGGCTGAAAACCTTTTCCAAATGTCTAAACTATTCCAGGAAAAATTAGAGATAGAAGAGCCCCACCTTACCACACCACTAAAGAAATCCAACGAAAAGAAGCTTGAATTTGAAGGCCTGCATTCACAGATAATCATTGAAACTGCCGAGAATGTTGACGCCGCGCGGTCTTACACCTACCAGTATGTTCACCTTTCAGAATGCGCTTTTTTTAAGGACCTGAAGGCCGTCATGGACGCGCTGAATCAGTCTGTCCCTGACCATGCGGACACCATGGTAATCGGGGAAACCACAGCCAACGGCATGAATGAGTTTTATAAGCAATGGTGCCGGGCTATCAAAGGTGAAACCGATTGGATCCCGCTATTCTTTGCCTGGTTTGAAATGACTGAGTATTCAATGTCATTAGAGAATGGCGCGCTTTATCCGCTCAATGGTGTGATATTCGACGCAGACAGTTCTGAAAGGCAGTTTATTGAAGAGGAAAGCGCCCTTAGAGCAGAGTTTAAGCTTACAGCCGAGCAAATCAACTGGCGTCGCTACGCTATCGTTAATAAGTGCCAAGGCGATGTTTTACGCTTCAAGACAGAATATCCCTCTACCTGGCAGGAGGCGTTTAGCTTGTCCGGGGATATGTATTTCGATCGTAAAGGACTTACCAATCAGCATGAGAAACGCGCGCGAGCAATCGGCGAGATATTCAATGAAAGCCTTAAATATGAGTTCAGGGAACTCCCGGAAGGACGTATTCGCATTTATGAATATCCCGTTGCAGATGAGCAATATCTTATCGTTGGCGACGCTTCCGAGGCCATAGGGAGCGATGAGGCCGCGATAATAGTTCTCAATAAGCGCTTAAACACAGTCGTGGCCACGGTGAATGGTAAGACACAGTTGTATTCCCCCGAAGAGATAGCCCACCTTGAGATCATGCTCGGAAATTTCTACAACAAAGGTATGGCTACCTGTGAGAACAAGGGCTATGGGTATCAAGTCAATCAGCTTATCTACAGTCAATATGGCAATATATACCGCAAAATAGTTAACAAAGACGGTGTAGATACGATCACTGATGAACTTGGTTTTAATACCAATTCAGTTACTCGGCCGCAATACCTCGCACAGCTAAACGATGAGATCAAGCACCATTCTACCGAGTTGATAGCCAAAGAGCTGATAGATGAGTGTAAGACTTTTATCAATCATAAAGACAAGCATGGCAATGTTACAAAGACCGAGGCCCAAGACGGTTGCGAGGACGGTTTAGTGATATGCCGCGCTATTGCTGGCATTATCAGGCAGCAGTATCCCTATGTGTTAAGCAAAAAGGCGCCGACTACAGCTAAACAGGCACAACTTAAAAGAGATTTAGAAAAACCTATCGGGGGATTTGGGAGGAAATATGGCTGATGAGATCAAGAAAGACGTAACCTTTGAGAAAGAGCCGGCTTCCGCAATGGATGAGAAGCAAGAAAAAAGTGGTATTCCTATCTATCTTGAGAACATTGAATTGACTGAGGAACAGAAGAAACGCTTATGCGAAGAGATCATTGAAGAGTTAGACGCTATCCAAAAAGAACGCGACGAGAAACACCTTGAGGAAAAATGGGAAGCGCTTGATAACCAATACTACGGAGAGATAGAAGAGGATACCCGGTTGCAATTCAATCTCAACAGAAACATCACTAAGCCGGTCGTGGATAGGGTTGCCAACCTTATCAAGCAGGCTTTCTTCAAGAGCGATCCAAAGTATTCTATCAGTCCCCGGCCAGAGTTTGAGCGAGAAGGCGGGCAAGAGGTGTGCGATAAGCAGCAGGATTTTCTTGATTATAAACTTGATAATCTGCCTTTTGAGGCACCGGAAGGAAAGACAATAATTTCTTCATGTATCAAGGGCACAGGTTGGACAAAGCTTTACCATGAGATCAAGCGCGAGAAGAGGCGCAGAGAGGAAAGATATGACGGTAAACCGATACCCGTAGGCATGGACGCACAGGGAAAAGTTGTTACCGAGAATAAAGGCTTGAAAGAGTTTTTGGCTAATTGGCCTACCGCCATGAAAGATTATCCCGGATATGTTAAAGACTTGGTTGAAGGCAAAGAGATAAAGTTTATCGCTGAGTATTACGAATTGACGTATAACGATCCGTTGCTGAAGAATATAGCCGTAAAGGATCTGTATGTTAGGCTCAATACGAGTGGTTACGAAGGCATGAAGGATCAGCGGCTCATCGCGGAGCGTGAGAATTATTCGTATTGGAAACTCAAGAAAGAAGAAAAGCGCGAGAAGTTCTATGACATCGACAAGCTTGTTGCCGAGAAAGATAATCCGGCGCAGAAAGTAAAGAACTATGCCTCCAAGGATTTTGATATCTTCGAGTGCAATTATTTTTTTAAGCTTAAAGAGGAAGACGAAGAGGAAGTAAAACTTAAGGTTTGGATTGCTAAAGAAAAGAAATTAGTCATTGGAGCGGTCTATTATCCGCTGTACGGGGTCGAGTGCGATTATGTTCCTCACTATATCTGTCAGGTCGATAACGGAATTTATCAGCCTGGGCTTGCTGAATTTGTGACTGATAGTAACATAGCCCAAAGCGTGATACTTAACCTTGCTCTTGGCGGAGCATATATCCGCAATACCGTTACTCCGATCGTGCCTGAAGGTTCAGATGTAAACAACCAATTCCTTGAGAAACGCTGGACACACGGCATACCGCTTAATGCGAAGGCCGGCGAAATTGATTTCTTACAAAAGTACATGTCTCCGGTTGACATACCAGGATTGCTTAATCTATTGCAATTCATGAAGTATGACGCTGAAGAAGTTACCGGGTCATCGAGCTTGATGTCCGGCAAAGAAGCACCCTTTGACCCTTCAGCACCAGCTTCAAAAACAATAGCCTTGCTGAAATATGCGGGGATATCTATCGATGAATACATAAATTGCATATCTCCTTCGTTCAACGAGATTGCCTACATAATGTTGCAGATATATTACCAGATGAGCTCAGAGGGCCGTAAGTATAAGCTTAACCCCGAAAGAGTAGTAGGCATGAATCCGTTTGCAGTTATAAGCAGGCAAGAACTTGTTGCGCGCACGAATATCCAGGCACAGGCGTATGCTTTTGATTTCGATAAGCTTAATGCGAAGAAAGAAGACGTGTCGTTGTTTAGCATTATCCGCAATGAGCCACTCGTGGCGCGTAACCCCGAAGCGGTTTACTTTGTGCTTAAAAGCCTTATTTCTAATTGGTCTCCGAAGTGGAAGAATCTTATTGATAAGGTCTTGCCGCCATTAGCGCAGTTAAAACAACAGATTGCGCAGACTACGCTTGGCGCGGTTGCGGGGTATATGGAACAAAAGCTTAAAGAAGCGCAGATGACCGGCACGGCTCCAGTTTTAAAACCTGAAGAGCTTCTGCCTATTGTCGCAGAGTTACAGGCGCAGATAGCAACTCCGCCGCCAGAGGAGGGCAAGTAACTATGGAAGTAAACCCGTTTAAGCCTAAGACACAAGAGCAGATATTGGCAGAACAGAACGAAGCAAGAGAGATAAAGAGCAAGGTCAAGGGTATTGCTGAAATGGCTGCCAGGTGTTTGGATAACCCTGATTTCAAAGAATATAGGCGCAGATTCGAAGAAGGGCGCGCTGAATTATTAACATTCATGAATGACAATGTAAACCCTGACCCGGTGCAAGACGCTTTCATGTTACGCACTGCAATCGCTAAGCTGTCGGTATTTGAGACTATTATCAACATGATCGAAAAAGACTCAAAGAGGTCAAAGTAATGGAAAACCAACAGCCTTTTTCTATTGAGCAAGCAGGAAATTATCTTAAGGCAACAAAAAATGATAAAAGCAACGAAATAAAAGAACAGGCAAGAAAATCAGCCATCACCGTTACCCCTGAAGAGGATAGAGTTAAATATCTTCGCTATGCCGTGAGCACGTTAAACAGGGTCGACATGGAGATAGTAAAGTTGTTTGCACGTATCGTCAATAGAACACCTGAAATGTTTAACGGGAAGGAAATAGCTGATATTCTCAAGAAGATACTCGTGCTGAGAGTTTATGGTTATAGCGCCATGAAGATAGGGAATATCCTCAGGGAGCGCGCTGAAACTGTGGATAAGCTTGAAGATCTGGCCATTAAGGCGGTTAAAAACGAAATACAAAGACGCCGGTCTAACGATATACCGGTCATAGGTGGCTAATGTTTGGAATATTCGGAAGAAAATTTATTCCTACTCCAGAACGAAAATATCACTGTAAAAAGTGCAAGGCGCACATGTTCAGTTATGGCTCGTTCAAACCAGAATTTCCTGACTACAAAGAAGTGAGACTCTACCAAGTCTACAAACCTGAGCAGATGCAGACTTACGAAGTAAAGCACCCAGTTAATGGCTCAACGATAGCACTATTGGCCAAATGCCGATGTAACGGTTGCGGAACGATGAATATGTTTAACATAGTTATGACAAGCGATAAGCGCTTGAAGTTTCAATTTACACATTAACGGCGATACCCTCGCGAGAGGCTCGCAAAGGAGTTCACATGCCAGATCCAGTAACAGAATTAAAGGTTGAAGGGTTGAATGTTGAGGATTTAAAGCTCAAGAACGGCATTACCGATGACGATTCTATGAAGATAGCCATGCAGGTTCTTGCCGATGAAGAGTCTGCTGAAAAGAAGAAAAAAGGTGACGAAGACGAGTCTATGGCGGAAGATGAAAAAAACAAAGAGATAGGTGCTTCCGATAAAGAAGACGCGGAAGCTAAAAAGAAGGACGAGGAAGAAAAGGCGGTTAAGGAAGCAGAGTCAGCAGCAGAGGAAAAAAAGAAAAAAGACGAAGAGGAAAATAAATTTGTCGAGGATTATTCCAAAGAACACGGGATCACGGCTGAAGAAGCCCGTCAAGATTTTGACAGTATCAGCAAGATAGTTGAGAAGTACGGAGGCGATGCGAAGCAGCTTGCAAAGGCTAACCTTCACATGCAACGCCTTTATACTAAAACTCAAGAAGAGCTGAAAATTGTCAATGAGGCGAAACCTTCTCAGCAGGAATCCACGATCGAAGGAATGATTAAAACCATTGATTCAGGAGAGGTAAAAGTTGGCGGCAAGCAGGTCAATAGGGAAGAGGTAATCGCGCTATTCCGTGACCTCAACCAAGACCTTACCGAAGGCGTTGACGATGAGCCTGTCCTAAAAATGGCGGCAAAGGAAATGCTTGCTCACATCGCTAAGACAAAAGAGAAGATCCAGACTCAGCTTGCTATTGACGCAAAGGCGAAAAAGGAAAAGTTGCTCTCCGGATTGTCCGAAGAGGATAAAGAATTTCTCCCGGACATCAAGCCTATTATTGACGGGATGCCTGAAGGTCAAGTAATGGACGAGAGATTTTCCATAGCTGATACGATAGCCTGGGCCAGAG